CAGTAATGAATGCTTTCACTAATTATTGTGCTTTTAGGAAACTAGGGCACACCAGTTCAGAAGCTTATCGCAAATTAGGGTTTTATGGTGGCGATGATGGTATCACTTGTGATTTGGACTTGGACACTTTGTTGCATGTTTCTGCAACAATTGGGTTCGCTTTCAAGTCATATGTGGTAAGACCACTGCAACCATTACCCTTTTTAGGTCGCATCTTTGTCGACCCCTGGACTCTTAGTGCGAGCATAGCTGATGTTCCCAGACAACTAAGTAAATTACACCTAACTAGGACTGTTGAAGCAATCCCAGATTATATGGTGTTACGTCGAAAAGCAGAGGGGTTACTGGTCACTGACCGGAATACCCCTGTTTTAGCTGATTGGGCACGAGCCGTTATACTCATCGTGCCTCAGACTAGCTACGGTCGATTCGAAACTTTGTTGGCTGAGGATGACAGCTATTGGTTGAAGTACACAGACCCATTTCCGGCTCTACCTACGCGTGATTTGACGTTGCCGATAGTTGCTGAAGCATTACAGGTTGATGTTGGTGAAGTTATTGAGTTCTGTAGTAAATTGGACCGGGTTTCAAGTATGAAAGGTTTGGATGTTGGACAGTTCCACGCTGACGTTAAGGTAGAAATACCTGTCGAAAGTGGTGGTTACGTCTTGCACCCAAATGTCAAGGTTAAAACCGTGCCGGAATTACGTCAGAATAATCTTCAAAAGAAACCAAAATCAATCCGTACTGTTAAGAAAGAGTCTACTAAGCAAGAACGTTTCGATCACCAAGATAACAAAAAGAAAGTTAGACCAAATAACAAACCGCTTATCTTTCGACCAAGAGAACCACTTAAGCCATCTGAACCACCAGCGCCCCTTCACATGTGTCGTTTTATTGAGAAGGGAAAAGCTTGCCCGTATGGTAATACCTGCAAGTTTAGCCATAAGATACCTGTAACACCCAAGACGCCGTAACCTTCCTGCGGCGTGAAACGTAAAAATCTTAATATAAGTATTATTAAACCTCTAATTTTCGTATTATTTTACACTAATGCCTAAATCTCAAGCTAATAATCCCACGAAACCCAAACAACCTAAGCGTAAGCCCCAACCCAAAAAGCGTAAAGCTAAAGGGCTTATGTCTATTAAGGCTTCAACCATTAATCAAGTCCAAAATAAATTAATGAACCTTTCGATGAACCATAATTCTTCTGTTTCTGGCTATTTAAGCTGTCGCCTTAATCCTTTCCATGCAACTAATGGTCGTGGTATCCCGGATGGTGCTAATAGCAACTATATTGTCATTGATCATTTGATGATCGACAATATAGTTGATACTGCATCAGCCGGTTTTACCATTCAGACTGTACCTATGCTTCCGGCTACCTCTGCTCTTGCAGTGGCTGCGGGCGTAAATACTCTTACCATTAATGGCATTCCTTATGTTGGCAGTGCCACTCAATTTCTTGCCCAATATCCCTTAGGCTTTGCTCCACCTTATTTGACTGTCGGTACACAACCCGGTATTGTTACCAACGATCCTTATCAATCAACTAAAGCAAGGCTTGTATCTTGTGCTTATCGTCTAATATATACTGGTCAATCTGCTCTGGCTTCCGGTACTATAATTGTCACACCTAACGATGTCGGCCTCACTGTTTCGCAACAGTCTGCTGCGGGCATATTCCCTTATACTTCTAATACAAACCTGCAGGCCAACGCTGGTAATTATACCAATGGCGCTATTGGTCTGAATATGGATATTGCAAATGCAAACAATGCATTTGTTAAAGATTCATATATAAGCAGGGTAGAAGCTGGGGCATATGTTTT